TTCAAGTCCACTTGAGTGTTGCAAGTCATTGTGGTGGAAAGTGTTTCTACACGATAACGACCTTTAAACAGATCAGTAATCACTGGTGCTACATTTGCACGACCCATGCCACCATATGGCATTTGAAACGCCTTTTGAGATACATCTCGCATATCAGTGAACCTTGTAAAATGAGAAAAGGAAAAGTGCCATCAGGAATGCACTAATCGGAAAAGCAGCAATAACCATCAGACAAGCTACAAAGAACCTGTCTGCATCAAAGAACGAATAACCCATGTGAAACCTCGTGGATAACAACTTGGAAATAATGAACAAGGTGTACCCAATATCCAGATAGATATGGGTTACTAAACACAGCTGCAAAATACAAGAAACATGCAACACTAAGCATAAAGATGCCAATGAGGATATTACTTACAAGCAACTCCCGGAATGCAAGTTCATCCAAAGCTGTGTTATCTCGTGTGTAACGATGAGAAAGGTCAATCAGCTTTTGATGTACAATCCAAGCAACAAAAATGAATAGGAACAAACTTACCAGAAAGTAAACAAAAGCTGTTGATTCTTTCATACATAGTTACCATCATGTTTGTTGAATTTGTGCTCCAAGCAGAACAAGGCCACACCTGAAAGTATGAATAGTAATGCAAAGAACTCTCGGTGATTGTATCGGAAGTTAAAGTAAGTCATTCAATGTGCCCAATTTCTGGAGTACAAATCGACTCTTAATCTTCATCAAGATCCATTGGCTATTTTTCCGCAACATTTCGACCTTCCTTCTTGTTCGCTTGTTTGGCGTATTTCAGGTGTTTTTCGCTAATCACCCACACAATGTTGCTCCAATTCCAGTTTACATTCGCTTCTTCCACCTTGTAGAAGTTACCTTCCCCATACAAACCATCTTCACAAATACTCTGGATTTTACACACCATACCAAATGTACCTGACACACATTCCTCACGGGAACTGCGAGATACACGTACATAGTCACCAACTTTCAACTCACGCTTATTCTTAGGCATTAGCTTACACTCACATGCAGTTTAATAAATTTGTTTGTATTAATGTGTCCATCATTTACTTGGCCATCCTCAATCCAACATTCTTCCCGGATACTCCAGAAGTCCCAAACACCTTCTTGATTTGTCTCATGTACCCAGCTTTACGAAAAATACCTTTCTGTTCAACCTCGTAGTGTGTTGCACCATGAGGTGCCAATGAATCAAGTGTGTTGTTCACTCTATCTACTGCCTTCAATTCACAATCATATTGCTTGCCAAGAATCATTCGATTCAATTGTGCATCTGTAAACTGTGTTGCATTAGCACGAGCTACAAATTCATCAAAACCTTGCTGGTCTGCTCGTGCTTCACTTGCAAGGAAAATCAACAACAGAATGCAAAAAGCAAAATGTGTATAACCTGAGGTTGGGAGGTCAAAGCCTCTTAATTTGCCTCAGCTGTATGGTAGTTGGCTGGTTAGTGTTAAATGCCTCGCCAGTGCAAACCTTGTTATCTCATTTTCAACAGAGCTACCACAAGGTACTTAATCGCTCACTCTGTCTACACCCACAAACCCGAGGGTGTTGCTTGCAGGACTTTATTACACATTACTTGACGTAGTGTGCAACTTCTTCTGGTGTCAGCTCAGTGAAGGCCAACGACATAAAGGCTTCAGGTGTACCAGCTTTCTTAGTCCAGCTTGCAATCCAATAATGCTTGCCAGCAATTTCACAACGGCCTTTGGCATTTGGATGTTTCTCACTGGTACGCTTGCTGTTCTTGAACAACGAGCCTGTGAGGTTGTTGTCAAACTTTACTGGGTCTTCTTGGAATGGAATATCGCCAGCGTCAATGTTTTCTTGTGCAGCGTTTTGTGCAGCGTTATTTGCATTAGTCATTTGAGTTCTCTCTTATGAAATTAAATAGTTAGTACATTTGTACGGTACTGTCGTATGTATACGTCGTGACCCCGACGAGCATCGTTGCTAGTTTTACAGCTAATTACGGATTCACACGCTGAGTAAACGTGTTGTGCAACAGTGCATATTCAGCAGCAGCACGATGGCTGTAATACTCTTGTGACTCTCTCGACACTGGGCCTTCAGCACCAAAAGTACCGATGTAGTAGCCAGCATTGCTCTGCAATACTTGCAGTTTGTAATCAGTACCGAAGTAGTTACGAGTTTGCATGAGTTACACCTTATGAAATGGTTGTTGCGTAATTTAAATTGAAGGTTTTGATCATGACCTTCGGCATACCCAGTTCTTGATCTTGTCTGGATTACAATGTCGTAAGTATACGTGGTGACCCCCACGGAATAGATTGTAGCTTTTGCTCTATTCAAACCCGAGCTAATCTAACTAGCTAACTCGTACTTCAAAATCACTTAACAGTTGGAACATGTGTATGCAGGAAATCTGCAAAATTCAGGTCTTTCAACGCTTCTTCAAGCGTCAATTCTTCAACATAAATCAAAGGTAGCATTCTTGCATACTCCTGAAACATGATATTCGATATGATATCTCAAATGTTATGTAGTAAAACAGAACATGAGAAACACCAGCTTTTAAGGCTTCTGCCTCATTCAAATCCGAGTTAATCTAACAGATGAACTACAAAATCAAGCAAAAGTAGATAGAAATAAATGTGACACGTTGATTCGATTTGATTCAATAATTGATTCAATACAAGCAAAGAAATATGTATCAACAACTAGGAAAAACCATAGACAATCAACGACAAAACCTCCAGATTTAAACTCCCCAGCGAAGCTGAAAGCCCCGTAAACACTGGGCCGAAGGCCAATAGAGAAAGAAAAAGATACAGATTTACTGATTCAATGTTGATTCAATTCTCCGATTCAATAACGATTAAAGACTAGAATCGAAGATTCAATATTATAACAATTTGAAAGCCCAGTCAGAATATAGATTCAAGATTTATACGGTGAAGAAGAAAATGTCCGCAGTCCACTCTATTCCCAAACGCCTTCTCAACAACTATATTTAACAATCATTCCGACAAGTTGTCACGCTGGGATGTAATTATTGAAACTCCGTTTCTTATTGTTTATACATGGATTCAACATTGATTCGGTAGATTGATTCAATGAGGAAAGAGCAGGTATTGTTAACGGTCGAGACTAGTAACTTGTTGTTTAGCGTCAACACATCCCCCGATTCCCACTGGCGGCTACTAACCCCCAATCCGTCTAGGACACGCAATACTAAACACTGCGCCGTATGAATAGGCAGCACTTACCATACACCGTGAAAAGGTGCACGCATCACGCAAACAAGCTTTTGACTTGTTGCAACTCCGAGCTAATCTACCTGGATGAATACGGTCTTATGGTCACATAAATCGTATGACTCGTAGACTTATGGCTATTAAACAAAGCTAGTAATTAGCTTGTGTCTTTATTCATACTTGATTCTCCTTGATTCGTTATTGATTCTATTAGCAGAAGAAGTACGCTTCTGGCATGTAGATCATCTCGCTAGTTAGTTCACGGCTTACAGCAGGCATATCAATACCAATCTGTTCACACAAGTTAGCAATAGGATCATTCTCTACAAAGATGATTTCATAAGCACGGCAAATCAATGCCTTGAGCTTAGGAGTATCTTTCAACGAAGTACGGAAACAGTCATGAATGGATACATAACCTTCAATACCTGCGTCTTCTGCCAAGCTAGCTACAGTACGAGCAATAAGTGCATCAATGCCCTGAATGTAGTTCACCATGAATGTACGAGCATATTCCTCAGCAGATGGAACACCATCACTAACAGTCATACCAGTATCGTTCACTTGACTACCAAAGCTGATGATAGTGTTTTGAGTGTAACGAATGCTAGTGAATGAATCAGTGATTTTCATTTTACCACACACTTTCAAGTCAACAATCTGACCATCAATGTGCTTGTAGACTACGTTAGCCTTACCAGTGCGCAGCATAATCTCTGCAACCTGTTCCGCAATATACTCTTGAAGACCAATGATCTTCTTACCAAGTACACGCTTAACAGCATTAATGGTAAGTTTAGCTGCCTCAGTTGGATCCTCAACACCAGCAGCAGCCATTACTGCCATGTAGTCCTTCTGATTGACAAGAGCTGTTTCACCACCACCATACTGAATAGCCATGTATGGGGTTTTCATTGCATTACGATCAATGCCAGCCATATCCATCTGAATTGCACAGAGTGCATACGGATCAAATACCTTCTTAGGAGTAAAGCCAGTTGCCTCCATCAACTCCTTGTTACCTGCCAAGATGGCAAGAATCTGAGTACCAGAGCATTTAGCATCTAAACCCATTGGTACACGAACATCACATTCACCATGCTCTTGAAACTTAACAAAGTCACGAGCAAGACGAACGTACATGAAAGGACTATCAACACTCTTAGATTGCAAGAATGTGCTCAATGCCTTAACAGGTGATTTACCAACACGCATCAAGTATTCAGTTGCCATATACTTCGGATCTTTACCAGCAGCTTCCTCAAGCTCATTTAAGAAGTACACATACTCTGGAGAATCAATCTTAACAATAGATTCTGCAGCCAACCGATAGATGCTACGATTATAGTCATCACCCTGTGGATTACAACCAGCATGAGCAACGTGATACATACGACCACGCTTATCACCTTTCTGCTCACTGTAATACACAGCATCACTATGCATTTCATTGATGCCATTCATACTACCTTTAATATCCTTCCAGATATCAAGTTTAGGATGTTGAGATTTTACAATGTTGACGATGGTAGTCATATCTGCATCATTGCTAAAGCCAGTACGTTCCAAGTACGCCATAGCTTTGTTCATCAACTTGCTAGGTTGCACCTTGTTACCTTTGATCTTGAACACACGACGATTGTTGTCATCAATCATTGTGGTCAGTGGTGCAGTCTTCTCACTAACAGAACACATATCAACAAACTTTTGAGATACGGTATATACACCACTATCCAGCACATCCTCCATGAAGCCAAGGTCTGTCAGGATTGTAAGTGCCAATGTGTAGTTTTCATCCTCCATAAACAATTCCTCAGCTGCAACCTTATCACGATTACGAGTGAGGAAGTAAGACAGGCTTTGATGATACTCATCACAGAAAGTATTAATAGTAACAGCACTGTCCACAAGGTAGTACATTGTCTTAAACATGGACGCTGCTATTACTTGCTTGGCAGAAATCGTTTTCTCATTGTATATGTCATTTACCATCATATTGGCGAACAGCATTGGGATTACCGATTCTGCTATGAGTTGCTCAGACTTACGCATTACTTGCTTCTCCATTACGTTGTTTACGTTGGTGTTTGCATTGTTGATTACGTTGGTGTTTGCATTGTTGATTACGTTGGTGTTAGTCATGATGTGTTCTCACATTTAGATTATCGCTTGCGTTATTGCTTGCGATGTTGTTGCCATTAGCGTTAGTGCTAATGCGTATGCTCATTGTCCAAGAGTCTTGGATACAACGAAGAAGGTACTTGGAGCCTCCTTATTGTAGAGTCACACGCCCGACACTCTCTGTATTTACATCTAAATATTGCATCAGTATATCTCTGTATTTACATCTAAATATTAAATCAGTATATCCCTATATATTCTCGCAAGTTATTGCCACAAATAAAAAAAAAATTATTATATCAATATTGTAAGCCCAGTCATAATATTGAATCTTCGATTCCATGTGTTAAAAAAAAAAATTATAAATGAGTAAATGAGTAATGGTCGTAACTAATTGCAAACAAAAGCATGAGAAGTAGTTATCTTCCAAGGTATTGTCTGCAACTAGTTTCGACCATCACACTTTATTATTTCTTCTCTACAGCAACATTATCCAGAATGAGGTGAATGGTATCAGCCTCCATGCCTAGGGTGTTGTCAGTACGAGCACGAAGGGTTTTTACACCTTCACCAACCAGATTCATAAGGAATTGGCTGCCAGCTTGTACAAGAAGTTTAATCAGGATTGCTTGCATATAGTTCTCCTAAATGCGTTAAGGGCGAGCTGCTAGGTAAGCTGCAATATAAGAATCAATGTTCAAAGCTGTAACTGGTGTTGCACCGTTCAATGTATTACAATCAACACTTACAGCTACAACATCTGTGCAGTTAACACTTGTCACTTCAATAAGACCAGCAGCATCCTCAAAAACTGGGTTTACTAGTGTTGTGCGGACGTTTTTACCCTCCTGAATACCTACTAAATCAATAGGTAATGCAGGATTTGCAGGCCCAAATTGGCTGAATTTAGCTGTCATTTTACCTTCACAACCTCATCAGAAACAACTACTTCAACAGGTTTTTCAGGTGTTTCATACACACTTTTCTCATCGAAACGACGACGATTTAGCCCTTCTGAATAAACCTTTACACCATTCTTAGTAATCTTATTCCACCAAGTGATAGCAATTGCAGCATCTTTTAACAGCCCTTTGTTATGTCGCTTGAAGGCTGTTGACGTAAGTAGCCCATAAAGTCCGATGTTGTAACTTAGACTGATGAAAGCATCAAACTGCCCTTGCGTGGTAGGCCCAACCAGCCCCTTAGACACGCCCTTGGCCAGACCCGCTACCCTAGTAGCCAAATCCTTGTCAGCCTGCTCTTGCGTCCACGTTACCCCGCTCTCGATGCCTTCGCCAGTGGCTCCATAGCCAATAGTCCACTTACCGGCTGGGCAGAGATACGCCTTCAACTTGCACCCTTCCCATTTTTTAATTAGTTCAAAAGCCTTATCACCTGCTTTCACATTGAGCCTCCGTTGTAAATATCTTAATTGCAATGAGATTCACTGCAACACTTAACACACTAACCATTGCAGCAAGTGGGTGGACAACTAGGTTGTACCCTTGCAAAGCCCGAATGGCACCTTCAATGAGATATAGAATCCCCACAACAACTATCAACACAGCTGCTGCACGAGGTTTATCCCGTCGTTTGTCGATTGATCGTGCAGCCTTAACACCAGCATAAACACTGTATGCGAAAGCGAAGTAAACCAGTAATACTATGATGTTGTGAATGGACATAAAATCAATCATTTAATCACCTCCTGAGCTTTACTCAAGAACTTAATCTCAAAGATATCCAGAAGAGGTTGTGCGGTAAAACCAATCATAAGAATGATTCCATCACGATACACAAGATCATGTGGAATAAAATTACCAGCAGTTATGCCTGCAAACAGTGCCAAGCATATATGTAAAACAAACCGTATGAGGGAGAAGGCTTCATCCCCTTTTAGCATTCTGTGGCATTGCTTAGCAACACCACCAGCTACAGCAAATAAACCTAGCTGTGCTAATTCGAGAAGTCTCTCAAATGTCATCATATGTAGCTCCTAGAAACTTCTATGGAGAAAGGGCTGCCCAAGATTTCTCCTGAGCAACCATGTTTTATAGCTCCTTCCAGAGGCTAATCTTTGTTACAAACCCTTTTGGCATATCCACTGTACCAGCATCTTTAGGTTGAACCTTAAAGCCCCAGCGAATAACAAATGCGTATTTAGGGTTGAAGAAATACGGTTTAACAACATACAAACCATACCGCACCTTACCACCAACATCTACGCATTTAACAAACTGCCAACCACCCTCGCCCGGATCATCCTCTACAATGTAGTCACCAAGATACGAGAAAGTAGAACCCGTAATCTTAGCATTGAACATATCCAGCATCCGCAAGTTGTTGCAAGGATTACGAAGAGCAGCCCAATTATACATAGCCAAGAAAGAATCAACAGGAACACCGAAAGGTGTATTGTTGGCATACCAGAAACGCTTATCTCCCAACAAACCATCGAAATCGTTACCGTAAGGATAAAGCCACTTAGGAAGATTAACAATTGGCCGACCGTCGCTAACGCTAAAACCATCTACCCGAAAAGGAATACCCAAAGCAACAAAGAGTAAACCAGATAGAACAAAGAAAACATTAACTACAAATAGGAATACAAAGCTAATAAAAGCTTTGATGAAGTCTGTGCCTTTGATCTTACTACTCATGGCCAAGGGTTCTCCAATTGAATTTCCTCATAACGAGCAACACCCTGAGCTTTTGCTTCATCAATTTCCGCAGTGGTGCCACCCATAATAGTTAGTCGGTTGGCTTCTGCAAACCAACGGTCACTACCTGTCAAGGGATTAGCATACGCAACCTTTCGAATGTAATCTACCTGTGTAGTAGTAGCTAGAGGTACGATTGGCGGGTTTAAGTGAAGTTGTAACTCTTCTTTACTAAGTAGTGTTTTATCGTCTGCAAGTCCCAAGTCAACTTGCATTTCATCATAGGCATAAACTTCGCCAGTTTTGCTTTTATAATAAATCATCTTAACTCCTTAACTCTAACCAAGATCGAATATTAGGACTGACAGGTTTGATAATTGAATAAGTAGAGCCACTCGGCACTATAAATGTAACAGGCCCATACCAACCAGCTCCAGTTCCTTGGTCTACTAAGAGAAGTAATAAGCCGTCTACATACACAGATAAAGGGTCCAGAGTACCTAAATATTCAGATACTTGAATTACTGTTATGGCCTTGCCCGTAGTGTTTGTATAAGTTACACCTAAGTTGCGCGATGCAGTCACATTCTGCCAAGTCTGCCCGACCCCGATCGCGCTGTTATTGATCGCATCAATAACATCCTTTTGGCTC